GTGTCAATGGAGCGCATCTTTGAGAAGCTAGACAGCATCGAGCAAGCACTGCGCAAGTAGATGTTTGAACCGCTGTCTGGGCGGGGCAAAGCAGTAAGAACGGGACGGGCTGGTGAATACCTCGCCGCGTATTTCTTTGAAAGAAAAGGCTTTACGACCACGCTGGCATCGGCGGTTGGTTTTGACTTAGTTATCGCTAAGCAGAGCCAGGTCTACTTAATTGAAGTAAAAGCGAGATTGATAACGAGAAAAGATCGGCCAAACCACATGCGGTTCAACATAAGACCGGCGGCAACCGAAGCGTTTGCGTATTGCTTTATTAACTTGCGCAACCAGCTGATGCTGTTTGAGAGGACTGACAACATTCGTCACCTATCTCATCGGTCGATAAAAGCGTCAAATTTCACTGAACAAAATATGCACGACAGCTTTGCGGAGGTTTTTCAGCAATGACAATTGCGATGGAAAGAATTTTGGCGTGGAAGATATTACCGCGCGTGATGATGGTTATGATGTCTGTTTCCGCGTGGCGCGTGGTGGAGTGGTTTATGACGCTCGATGATCCGACAACTCAGCAATCTGCGCTTGTCAGTGTGGTTACCGGCGCAATGACCGGAGCCTTTGCCGTTTGGCTGGGGCATGAGAAATGAGTTTACTGTCTCAATTGATCTCACCGGCGACTGAACTGGCCGGTAAATTTATCAAAGATAAGGATCAGGCCGCGAGGCTTGCCCATGAGCTAAGCACGATGGCCGACAGACACGCCCAGGAAGCGCTCCTGGCGCAGCTGGAGATCAATAAGGTCGAGGCGGCTGGCAACTGGTTCACGGCGTCCTGGCGCCCCCTGTGCGGCTATGTGTGCGTGTTGGGTTTAATGGTTAACTTTTTAATTTCGCCTATTGCGGCTGGCTTTGGATTTATCGTCCCGCAAGCTGACATGGCGGCGATGTCTCCAATCTTAATGGGCATGCTTGGCTTGGCCGGGATGCGCTCATATGAAAAAGTGAAAGGAATAACAAAGTGAGTTTTAAATTCAGCAAGCGCAGCTTAGATCGGCTCAAGGGCGTTCACCCCAAGCTGGTCGAGGTTTGCAAGATGGCGATAAAAACGACAGATGTCGATTTTGGAATTACTTGCGGCACCCGCACAATGGCTGAGCAAAAAAAGCTAAAGGCAGCTGGCAGAAGCTGGACGCTTAACAGCAAGCACATCAAGCAAGATGATGGGTTCAGTCACGCTGTTGACTTGGTCGCATATGTCGATGGCGAAGTGTGCTGGGAGGAGGATGTTTATGAGCGCCTGGGCGATCACATCATAAAGGCTGCTAAGCATGTCGATGTCCCGCTCCGCTGGGGCGGCGGCTGGCATCTTTGGGACGCCAGAACGCGCAACAGCTGCGAAGAGCTTTATATGGAATATTGCCGTTTGCGTACTCAGGCTGGCCGCAAAATTTCGACAGACATGCCCCACTGGGAGATCGGCCGCGAAAACTAGCGCTCTGGGGGCACAAAATGCCTTGCAGTGTTTAGATCGGGGGAACCCGGCGCATGCGCCGGGTCGGCTTTTTAGGAATTAGCTTTATCCCTTGCATTTACAAAATCCCAACGGGTCATGCCCTTAGTACCCCAAACTGGCTCCAACCCTTCATCTTCAATTATTATGTTATGGGCGCCCCGGTTACTTATTTCGTCGGGCCTATAATCTAGTCGAACCAATAGCAATTCGATAGGCTCATATTTATGCCAAATCATCCACTCCATAACCCGGATGGCGATTGGGTTAACCGGCCTGGGGTCATCTTCTGTCTCCCACCGCCGGATCGTTCTGGCAGTGGTGTTTAAGATGCAAGCTAGTTCCTCTTGCGTGAGCGCCAGGTCGTAGCGGTGTTCCTTGAATTTAGATGGGGTCATGTTGTTTCCCTTTCACAGTTTTTCGGATCAGCACCCGGCACATCAAAGCCAAACATCGATCCAGCTTGCATAGCTTCAATTTGCGCCGCGCTGATACCTTGGCGCTCGTTAAAGCGTATCGCAGCGGACCATGTCCAGCCTTCCATAGGCCAATATCCTTGCTCCCCTTTCTTGATGCAAATGACTTTGCTCTTGTCCGCGATGTCTTGCACCATGCACATCTCTGGCAGATCGTTCAAAACCTCGATTAAATCACGTTCAATTATTTTCATTTTTTTCTCCTGTTTGTTAAGTTGGTCTTCAGGATGCCAGCCCCGCAGGGCTGGTCACCAAAAGATCAGCTAGTGGCTTTGGCAATGTGCCGCTTTAGCTTTGCGGCTTGTTTTGCAAAGTATTTGCCGCCAGCGACGATCTCTGGGTCATCATCCCAGTGACCTTCGCGGTAGTCGATGTCAGCGCGGTTGTCCAAGTCCGCTTGGAACTCACGCGCAATGTCAACATCGACTTGCGTTGATGGCTTGATCTTTCCCGAAAGAAAGTCTCCAAGAAACGAAATGTATTGATTGCGATATTCTAATGGCGTAATGCCATCAGCACATTCAATGAAGTTCGAGACTTCACTGTTAGTGTAGTCCGGCTGGCCGCGAAAGCTGATGCCAAATGGAATGGTTTTGGTAGAAGTGTTAGTCATAGTGTTGCCCTCCTGAGCATTGTGGGCTTCATTGCCCTGGTCATTGGGTGGGGCCGAAGCCCCAGGCGATTAAATTGTGTTATCTGCAATTGTGTCTTTCAGAATGCGCACCATTACGTTCCACTGCGCATCACCAAGAATTTCTTTGGCCTTTGCGTTATCGATTTTTGCGAGCGCCTTTTTAGCTTGCTCAAGTCCATCAGCGGAAAGATTTTGAATTGCGAATGAGTTAGTCATTTTGGCCTCCTAGCCGTAGTGGGCTTCATTGCCCTATACATTATATATAGGGACACTGTGTCCGGTTATCAAGGGTAAGACATCAAATAAATTCAAAAAAAGTTAAAAAAACCGCCATCCAGAGTATTTTTTTTCGCCAAATGTTACGGCTTAGAAAATTTTTGGAGTGGCTGCGTGGCTGAACTTGAAGAAATGACCGACGATGAGCTAGAAGCCATCGTATCCACCGCCGTAAAGGATGCGGTGGAATTTATTGATGCTGAGATCACGCCGCGCCGGGTGCTGAGCCAGGACATGTTTGACGGCCAGACGCGCGTTGGCGCCGAAGAGGGCCGGTCATCTGTGGTGCGCTCTGTCATCCGGGACACGGTGCGCGCGGTCAAGCCAAGCCTGATGCGTATTTTCGCGGCTAATGACAAGGTCGTACAATTTGAGCCGGTCGGGCCTGAAGACGTTCAGACGGCCGAAATGGCTACCCAGGCGATCAATCATATCTTTGAGCAAAACAATGCGTACCGCTTACTAGACGATGCATTCCAGGACGCCCTGGTCAAGAAGGTTGGGATATTAAAAGCCTATTACGAGGACAGCGATGAGCAAACTATTCACGACTATACGGGCCTGGATCAGCAAGCTTTTGACTTCCTTGAAAGCCAGCCTGATGTCGATATTCTATCTACAGTGGTTGAGACAAAAGTTGAGATCGGCCCGGACGGCGTTGACGCTGAGGTGCCAATCATTGATGCGCGGATTGCGCGCCGTAAGAGATCGGGTGAGATCAAAGTAGAGAGCGTCCCGCCCGAAGAATTTTTTATCAACCGCGATGCCCGGAGCATCGATGACTTTTATGTGTGCGGCCACCGCACTGAGATGCGTGTCGGTGACCTGGTCGCGATGGGCTATGATTTCGATGAGGTCAGCGACCTGACCGGCCTGTCAGACGCAACTGATACCCGCGACCTGGAGAAGAGCGCGCGCCGGGGCTACTACACAAACGATAATGACGACGATCCCAACCGCGATCCGACTATGCGACTTGTGGCTGTCACTGAGGCATTTATGCGCGTCGATCCTTTTGCAACCGGCATCCCATCGCTCTATCGCTTTGTCCTGGGCGGCGGGTCTTACAAGATGCTGAGCTCGGAGCCTATCGACCGGGTGCCGTTTGCAATTTTTGAAATCCAGCCGGAGCCGCACACCTTTTGGGGCACATCGATCTCCGATATTTTAATGGACGACCAGGACAGCGCGACCAGCATTTTGCGCGGCATCCTTGACAATGTGGCGATGACGAACACGCCGCGCCTGGCGATTACAAATGACGTAAATGTTGACGATGTTTTAAACAACGAAATTGGCGCCGTGGTGCGCCAGAGAGTGCCCAATAGCGTCCAGACGCTGACGGTGCCCTTTGCGGCTGGCCAGACGCTTTCAGCGCTCCAGTACGTCGATCAAATGGTCGAGACAAAGACCGGGGTTAAGTCCGACAGCCAACTTCACCAGGACGCGCTGCAATCGACCACTGCCCTGGCGGTCCAGAGCCAGATGCAGAGCGCAGCTGCGCAGATCGAGACAATGGCCCGGAATTTGGCCGAGGGCGGCATGAAGCAGCTGTTTAAGCTGTTATTACATTTGTTTATACACAATACCGACAACGAAAAAATGATGCGCCTGAACAACACTTTTCAGCGCGTAGACCCGCGATCCTGGCATGCCGATCTTGACCTATCTGTGAATGTCGGCCTGGGCACCGGCCGGGAAGATGAGCGGCGCGCGGCTCTGATGCAGACGCAGCAAACGCAGCAAACAATCTTGCAGACAATGGGGCCGCAAAACCCGCTGGTTAGCTTGAGCCAGCTGAGAAACACCCTGGCCGATCTTCTGGGCGCGAGCGGCATCAAAAACAGTGACCGGTACTTCCAGCCGCTGACCCCGGAAGCGGAGCAACAAATGGCCGCGCAGCAAGCCCAGGCGGCGCAAGCCCAGGCGGCGCAGATGCAGCAACAAGACCCAACGCAGGGGCTGATGCAGATCGAGCAAATGAAGGCGCAGAGCAAATCGCAGAGCGATATGATGAAGCTCCAGATGGACGCCCAGAAATTCCAGGCCGATCAGCAAATGAAAGAGCGCCGGATGATCCTCGATGATGACCTGGCGCGCGACAAGATGGTCCAGGAGCTAGCGGTCAAGGTCGCTCAGATACTCGGCCAATACGGCACGGCGGTTGATACCGCTTCAATAACGCAAGAGCAAAATGCAGCGCGGGAGCCGAATGGATTTAGCAACTAAGGCAGCGCGCATCAGAAGCTTTTTGCAAGATGACGTTTTTCAAGAACTGGTCAAGAAGCAAAAGCAAGACCAGATCGATGTATTTTTGGAGCCAGGGGCGACCCTGGAGCAAATAGACGAGGCGCGCCGTCAAGTGCGCGCAATTGACGATCTGATCAGCGGAATGCGCAGCGTTCTGACTGACGCCCAGATCGTCGAACGAAAGACTAAAAAACGAGGCTAGCACCGTGTCTGACGCGACTAGTAGTGAATTAAATCCCGCTGACCCAAGATCAGTGGCTGAACATCTGTTAGTACAGAGTGAACCGCAAGAGGAAGCAACTCAGGACGAGACTTCAGAAGAGCTTGTGGAAGAGGTTGAGGCGCAAGCTGAGACTGAAATTGAGGATGAGGAACACACAGACGAAGCGACACTTCCAGACGGACCCGAAGAAAGCTTTTTTAGCGTCAAGATTGACGGTGAGGAGCGCGAGGTAACCGAAGAGGAACTGAAACGCGGATACTCTGGTCAGCAATACATCCAGCAAAAGATGCGTGAGGTCGCAGAGGCTCGAAAGCAAGTTGAGGCTCAAGTCGCCCAGGCGCAGCAAATGGAACAGCGCTATGCGGAAGCTATGAAAGCTTACGCGGATCGGCTGCAAACGACAGAGCCGGCGCCCCCAGATGCGTCCATGCGGGAAACAGACCCGCTGGGTTATCTAGAGGCAATGGAAGACTACAGGCAAGATGTCGAGGCGCGACAGAAACTGCAATATGAGCAGCAAGTCCAAGCGCAGCGAGATGCACAAATGGAAGCGCAGCAAAAGGCAGAATATGTGAAGGCACAGACGGCAGTCGTGCTGGAGCAAATCCCGGAGCTACGCGACAAAGAGGCGGCACCAAAAGCCATCGAAATGATGATGGATGAGGGTCGCCGGCGAGGCTTTAGCGATGCTGAACTTAAAGGGGAAAGCGATCCCCGATTTGTGATGGCTTTGCATGAGTTAGCCAAGGTGCGCGCCCAGGGCAACCTGGGAACCGGCCGCGAGGTAAAGCGCGGTGCCATCAAGCCTGGAGCCAAAAAGTCAGTTGTAAGCCAATCCAAGAAGCGAGCGGACGTAGCGCGTCAACAATCAAGAAAGACCGGCAGAACAGAAGACATTGCCGCTTTCTTACTGACCAAAGGATAAAAAAATGGCAGTCAATAGTAACACCGTCGAAACCTTCGACGTAACCACGCTCCGCGAAGACCTCCAGGAAGCACTAGAAATGGTAAGCGCATCTGACGCTCCATTTATGAGTGCTATCGGCAAGCGCAGCGTTTCAAACACATTGTTTGAGTGGCCTGAAATTTCACTCGCAGCTGTAAACGGTTCAAACCGGGTGGCTGAAGGTGAAGCGACACCAGGCAATGATGCCGCTACTTTGCCAATTCGTGTGCAGAACTACACGCAAATAAGCGATAAAATGGTGGAAACCAGTGACACAGCGGAAGCGGTCAATGGCGCCTCTGATGCTCAGACAATGGCAGAGCAAGTTGCTCTTAAATTGAAAGAGCTAAAAAGAGACATGGAAACCATGCTGACCTCGAACACAGCCGGCAGCGCTGGATCATCTGGTACAGCGCGCGCGACAGCTGGTTTGGGTGCTTGGGTGAAAACCAACACGTCAAAAGGCACCGGCGGTGCAGAGCCAACAACATCTGGTTCTGGCAATGCTGGGTATCCGAATGCGGCAAGGACAGATGGCACTCTCAGAACAATCACTGAGGCCATGATGAACACGGTCGTTAAGGAGTGTTGGGACGAGGGCGCAGAGCCAACTTTGATGATGGTTGGGTCAGCGATCAAGCAGAAGGTTTCTTCTACTTTCACCGGGAACGCAACTCGCTACAAGGATGCCGACGATGCGCGGCTCCAAGGTGCGATTGACGTGATCGCCACCGATTTTGGCGAGCTTTCCCTGGTGCCAAACCGCTTCTCACGCGCTCGCGATGCCTGGATTTTGGACCCGAATTACGCACAAGTCGCGTATCTCCAGGAGACAAAGCAGCAAGACGTTGCGCGGACCGGTCACGCTTCTCGCAAGCTGATCAGCTGCGAATACGGCCTTCAGGTGACTGAGAAGGGTCACGGCCTGATCGCAGACGTTCAAGGCTAAAAACAACAGAGCGTCCAGGCTTTCCTGGGCGCTCAACTTAATGAGGGTAAAATGTTCGTCAAAGAAGAAGAAGGCAAAGTTTTCATCAAGACATCTGAGAACGTGGCGCCCATTCTCGACGCGGTCAAAGACCAGCGCGATATGTATGCAGAAATCCCCCGGCTCAAGGAGCGCGCTGGGCGCTATGTCGGCACGATCCCCGGCACCCTGGCGGCGCAGTGGGCGCTGGAATGCAAGTCAGCACCAGGCACAAAAGAGTTTTTGGAATACGCAAAGAAAAAACTGCTTTCCGGCAACTATTCAAAATTGATTGTTGAGGGTTACTGATGGCAATCACAACATATTCGGAGCTTCAGACGGCAATCGGCAATTGGTTAAACCGATCTGACATGACGGCCAATATTCCCGATTTTATTGCTCTGGCTGAGGCTGATATGGACCGGCGCCTGAGACACTGGCGCATGGAAAATCGAAGCACAGCGGTCTTGAACTCTCAATACTCTACGCTTCCGACCGACTTCATAGAACCCCTGCGGCTCTTCATTACCTCCGGCGATACATACAAGATGGAAGCTGAGAGCCAGGCGCAGCTGCTAGATCGGCGCGCCGGGGCTGCAAACGCGACCGGCCGGCCTGAATATTACGCAATTACCTCTGGGTCTATCGAGGTCTATCCCTCGCCAGATAGCGATTACACGTTGGAAATGCTGTATGTCGCAAAGACAAATTCGTTAAGCGTGTCAAACACTTCAAATTGGATTTTGCAGTATCACGCTGACTGCTATCTCTACGGGTCACTGGTGCATTCTGCACCGTTCCTAGAGGAAGACCGGCGTTTAGCGGTTTGGGGCGCTCTTTATGACAAGGCAATTGACGCGGTTAATCGAGAAAATGAAGGCGCGAAATTTGGCGGCTCCGGGCTGCGCGTAAAAATCAGGAGCTATTAAAAACTAAAATTTGGCTTCTACAGCCCTAAACAAACTGGCCATCTAGCTTAAAAGGAACAGAACAATGGCAGCACTAACAGATCACGCAGAAAACCTTCTGCTTAACTTTTTAATGACAACTGGCACGGCAACACGCCCTACAAATTGGTATGTCGCACTTTACACCGGAGCGCCGAATGACGCTTCAACTGGAAGCAGTGGCGGCACTGAGGTGTCAGGCAACGGCTACTCACGGCAAAGCGCAAGCTGGAACGCAGCTAGCGGCGCAGGCGGCACGACATCCAACTCAGGGGCCATAACCTTCACCGCATCGGGCGGGTCGTTTGGCGAGGTCACACATATTGGCATCACAGACGCTTCAAGCGGCGGCAACCTACTTTGGCATGGCGCGATGACCACCAACAAAACAATAGCAGACGGCGACAGCTTGCAATTTGCTGTGGGTGCGATTGACCTGACTATCGCTTAAGCTGGGAGCGACCCTATGGTAAAACTTGTCAACAGAGCCAAGATGACCACTGCCAGCACCGGCAGTGGGACAATAACTCTTGGCTCTGCCTCAGACGGATACCAAACCTTCGCAGATGCTGGCGTGAGTAATTCTGACGTCGTAAGATTTGTCATTGAAGATGGTGATGCGTGGGAGCTAAGTTCTGGAACCTATACGGCCTCTGGGACTACTCTTACCCGCACACTTGGCGAAAGCAGCACGGGCAGTCTGTTAAACCTCACCGGCAGTGCTGTTGTGTTTGTCACTGCTGCTGCGGCTGATATTGGCCTCACCCTTATAAAAGAGAATTATACATCAGGAACAGCGCCAACTGCTTCTGGGAATGGGTCAATTGTTCTTGGAAAAGATGCTTACTCTACTGGCACAAACACAGTTGCGATTGGTAGTCAAGCTAATGCTGCTCCTAATAATTCAATAGCTATCGGTGAATTATCAGCAACTTCAAACGGATACAGACAAATTGCTTTGGGGTATAACTCAAGAGCATACGCCCAAGAAGCTATAGCTCTAGGTGCGTCTTACGCTGGTGGTATAAGTAGTTTAGCTGGAGCCATAGCTAACAACAGTTCAAGCTACGGCGCTACGAATACTGGTAGTATTGCGATGGGCAATATTAATAAGGCCGCTGGTTACGAGAGTTTTGTAGCAGGCGGGTATGCTAACGCTGCTAATAATTACAGAAGTTTTGTTATAGGCGGTAATGGCAACACTGTTAGCACAAATTATGGTGCTATTCTTGGTGGTGAGGGTAATACCGTAAACTCCAGCAGTAACTACGGGGTCATTCTAAATGGTGAATATAACGAAATAAACAGAGCATATACGGTCGCTTCTGGGAAGAGAGCAAAAACAACTGTCGATGGTCAAGTAGCTCACTCCGCAGGTCATTTCGCAAGCGCAGGAGATGCACAGGGCAGTAAATTTATCCTTCGTGCAGCAACAACTGACGCAACCGCAACGGCATTAACCACTACACTTAGCACTGCATCTGCTTACAACCAAATCGTAGCAGCCTCTGACACCTGCATCACCTTCGATGGTACAATCACAGCTATGCAAAACGGCGCACAGGCTTTTGCTTCATGGCGCATTGAGGGCTTGTTGGTAAACGATGGCGGCACAACTACACTTGCTAACAGTTCAACTACTGTAATTGATAATCAGTCTGACTGGGTTATGGCCCTCTCAGCCGACGACACGAACAACGCATTGGCTATCACTTGCACTGGTGAGGCAAGCCACAATATTCGATGGGTCGCAAACATCCGAACTACCGAAGTTACATACGCCTAAGAGGATATAAAATGGCTATACAACACAACATATCTGAGGCCGCATCGGACTATGCTGTGCCTTTCAATAACGCTTATTATAGGATCGTGACAACGGCTGTGTCACGGCAACGTGGTTCCGAGCCTAAGTTCATGGTCATGATTGACCTGAGTGCTTATGCAACAAGCACAAACTTAACGGATGACACCCGTGAGGTAGACTTTAAAAGGATGACGGCTAGTCTTGACGACATCAACTCAGCATCAGGCTCTACATTCTTGGATAAATGTTATTCTTGGGCAATGACGCAAATGGACGGATCAACGGCGGTATAAATAATGGCTCTTCACATTAATCACCAGACCAATGACATCACCACGGACAGCGGTAAGGTGAAGCTAAACGGCACAGAACTCGGTGGTACGGGTGGTAGCTCATCGTCTTCTTCGCCGTGGTATGGTGATAGAGGCATCCTGTCAGGCTTTGGTGCGTTTGTGAATAACATCGACTATTATGACATCACAACCACTGGTAATTCGTCAGACTTTGGAGATCATACTGGTAATGGCAGTGGCTTTAATGGGTGGGCTTCTAACGGAACAAGGGGGGTTATGGGCGGCGCTGCGGGGACAAATATGTTCAACTCTACAGCGATTGACTATATCACAATAGCAACCACTGGTAATGCTGCTGACTTTGGTGACTTAACGGTTGGGCGAAGGGTTACGGGATTGTCGAACGGCACTTATGCAGTTTTTGCAGGCGGCGGCAATGGAGACACTATCGACTACATCACGATAGCAAGCACAGGCAATGCGACAGACTTCGGCAACTTATTAGCCAATAGTAATCAAATGGGCGGCGGTTGGTCGGATGCAACCAGAGGGGTGTTCGTTAGTGGTAACCTTACTTCGGGAACTACAGATCAGCTTGAATATGTCACGATAGGCAGCCCAAGTAACTCAACTGATTTTGGCGATCTATTAACTACCACAAGGAGCACAAGTGCTTGCAGTGATACGACCAGAGGGGTTGTATGTGGTGGTAATGAGGTCAACACAATTCAATATTTGACAACACAAACCACTGGCAATGCAACCGATTTTGGTGATCTAACAGGTACGACAAGAGAACCAGCGGCGGCTAGTAATGCAACAAGAGCGGTAGTTCACATGGGGAAAAAGGACAGCTCTTGGAGTAATTCAAATACGCAAGACTACTTCACCATTCAAACGCTGGGTAATGCATCCACTTTTGGAAATGTCACGACAAACGGAAACAACGGCACAGCCGCTACATCGGGGGCTGCTTCATGAGCCAAGTCGTAACAAAACCAATCTTGTTTAGCCTCCCAGTTGAAGCGGGAGAAAACATCAACCAAGTTGCGGCGTCTAAAGTTGCTGAACGCCTTCCAGAAATTGATAAAGCAACTAGGGCTTTCGACAGGCAGAACAGCCAGACAACGATTAACATGATGACCCTCACAATGCTGAACGGTCACAGCCCTATGCGTATGCTGCGTCAAATTTTGGCTGAAGTTGAAAAGCGGAAGATGGCCCTTTCAGAAAGCCAAGTTAAACATGCTGAACTTCGTGAAGAAATTATGGAGCTAGAGGGCAAAGATGATGCGGTATCTGAGGCCAAGCTGCGCCATGCCCGTCATTGCGTTGTGCAAATGGAAAACAAAATCAACGGTGGGATCAAAGACATCGCCACCATGATTGACGCCTACGACAACATCAAAGTGAAGCACGGCATTGACGAGTGGGATGAAACAACATTTGAAGCAGAAGAAAAGCGCCACCATGTGAGGCGTGGATTTGAGCTAATGTATCGGAACCTCATGGATGGCAGTCGTGCTTCCACAGCTACCATAGAGTATATGTGTCAATACGGCGTTCACCCGCAAGTTGGGTTGACGGAGGTGTCGGGCTACATCCAACACACGGCTAGTAGAATAGCCAACCATGATCTGCCGCACTCCAATGACCTTGAGGATTTTCTAGATCAAATGGCTGACAAGTATTGTGCTAACGCAGACAAAACGGCTGAACGAATATTTGGCAAGTCTGATTTTGTTAACGAAGAATACATGCTGAAATTGGAGGCCAAATGATTATTGAGTATAAGCTAGATGCGGGTGAGCGGGGCAGCGTTATTCCTCCTTGGGTGAAGGATGGTGGTATGTATCGTGACCCTGACAACTATACAATGGTTGGTTGGACACCCGATGCCCCACGTAAATTCAAAATACCTGACACAGTTGTGCGGCTAGACAAAGCTGCTTTGACCACCCGTGTGTTAAACTTGCATGGTCGTTATCCTCTACAAAAAGATGACGGAGGTGACATGGTGAATATGACAAGTGATGAAGTAACTTCCCAAGTTTCAACTTATTACGACAAAATGCAGGGCTAACCCATGCTAGGCTTCAGCCCCCTCGCCGCCGCACCACTTGGAGCCATAGCGGAAGCCGCGAGCGCAGCCGTAACCCATGCCGGAGCATCAGCGCTTAGCTCAGCGTCAAGTCTTACCGCCGCATCAACAGTTACACGCGCTGGGCTAAGCGCTCTAAGCTCAACGTCCAGCCTAACCGCCGCGCCGCTCAAGGTTCTACACGCTGCGGCAGCGCTAAGCTCAACGTCCAGCCTAACCGCCGCGCCGCTCAAGGTTCTACACGCTGCATCAGCGTTAAGCTCAACGACTAGCCTCACCGCAGCATCAACAGTTACACGCGCCGGGCTAAGCGCTCTAAGTTCAACAGGCAGTATCGCCGCTGCCCCAACTCTTACCTGTGCTGGTTCAGCCGCGCTAAGCACGCAAGGCTCATCAGTATACGCCTCAACGATAGCCCTGCGCGGCCTGTCTGGCCTAACCGCAAGTTCAGCAATCAGCGCGGCGTCTAGCCTAACGCAAGCAGCCGCATCCAGCCTGACTGCAAGCTCATCGACCGGCGCGGTGGCTCTGCTTACCAAAAACGGCGCGGCAGCGCTAAGCTCAACATCAAGCCTTGCATCGGCTGGGCTTAAAGCTCAGCAAGCAGCGAGCGCTCTTAGCTCAGCCACAAGTTTGGCGGCGGTCGGCTTAAAAACCCAGCAAGCAGCCAGCGCTCTTAGCTCAGCCACAAGCTTAGCATCGGTCGGCCTCAAAACACAGCAAGCGGCAAGCGCTCTTAGCGCAGCGGCAAGCTTAGTATCGGTCGGCGCAAAAACCCAGCAAGCAGCAAGCTCACTAAGTGCGTCAAGCAGCCTAAATGCAGTGCTGCAAGTTTCGTTTGGCACGGCGCAGCTAACGGCGAGCGGCAGCATTGCAGCCACAGCCAGCCTGACCCAGCCAGCCAGCGCAAGCCTAGCCAGCCAAGGCTCGAAGCTAAGCGCGTCAACAATTGGTCGCGCTGGTGGTGCAGCACTATCGGCGACCGCCACGCTTGCAGCCGCGCCTCTGTTGACCCACGGTGCAACGACCAGCCTGACGGCAAGCTCAGCGACAAGCGCAGCCGCCTCGCAAACGAATGCTGTCAGCGCGAGCTTAACTGCAAGCAGTCAGGTGAGCGCAGCGTCAACGCGGGTGCAGCCAGCGGCGTCAACTTTAAGCGCGGCAGGTAGCGTTGCTGCGGCTGGTCAGCGCGTCAAGCACGGCGCTGCGGCTATCAGCGCGTCCACAAGTTTGGCAGCGGCTGGCGATAGAATTAGGCTTGCAGCGGCCAATCTAAACGCAAGCTCAGCCATAAGCGCGGCTGCAACGGCAAACTTCAGCTGCGTATCAGCGCTAAGCTCCACTTCCAGCATCACGGTCGCCAGCAAGGCCAGCATGTTCAACACTGCGGCGATCCAAGGCACTACTGCTGTGGTGGCGAATGGGCGGCTTGTGTGGGAGCCTACCTTAACGACTGTTGAAACGTGGACAGACCAGCCGTCTACCGCTGAAGTGTGGTCTGAGCAAACAAACGGCAGTGAAGCTTGGACAAAACAAGACGCAGCTTAACCTGGTGGCCCAGAGAGGTGGCTTAGCCGCCGAAAAGCACCCCCAAGCAAAAGACAATAACAATGATAGAAATTATGGCGATGGCCGGGGTTGTGACGCAGCTGGGTTCAAGCATTAGCTCAGCCGTTAATGCCGGCAAAGATATCGGCAGCTTGCTCCCGCACTTTGGAAAGCTGGCTCAATTAGAAACCGAAATTAACCTATGTGAGAGCGGCAAGCACAAGGGGCCGTTGGGGCGCCTGAGATCGAGCGAACAGGAAGGGCTAGCTATTGCCCAGGCTAAGCTTGCTCACAAGGAACAAATGGACCAGCTGCGCGCAATTTGCTCGATTTATGGAGTGTGGACAGTCGTTCAGCAAGAAATGGCGGCAGCAAGGAAGCGGCACAAGGAGCGACTTGAAGAGGAAGCGAAGCGCCGGGATCAGCTTTTTTGGGGGCTGAGTTTAACCGCTGGCGCGATCATTTTTATTGCCGGCCTTGGCTTTATGATCTGGGGCGTTGACGCGCTTTACAATGGCTAGTCGCCAAACAGAGAAAAATGAAAATAATGCAATATAATGGCAAAAAATTAGAGGCAGCTTTATGACAGTTTCAATCACAAAACCCACAATAGGCGGGTCGGAAAATACCTGGGGCACCACGAACAACCAGGCGCTCGATGACATCGTCGCGGTTTTGAATGGCACGACAGCAAGCACCCCGGATATTACGGCTGGTTCGTTTAAGGTAAGCGGCACCGCTGTCACCTCAGTAGCGGCTGATTTGAACATATTGTCTGGCGCGGCGGCGGCTGGAGTTACTGCAACTGAGTTCGTTCATCTAAACGGCGTGAGTAGCGCGATCCAGACGCAGATTGACGCAAAAGCTCCCATCGCCAGCCCGACATTTACGGGCACGACAACGGCTCCCACTGTAAGTTCAACCACAATTACCGCGACAACAGTTACTGGCACAACGGTTAATGTAACAACGGTCGATTTTGGCGATTGGACGATTACAGAAAGCAGCGGCGTTCTGTATTTTGCGACAGGCGGCACAAATAAAATGAAATTGGATGCTTCAGGCAATTTGACGGTGGTTGGGAACGTAACAGCCTATGGGACGATGTAATGACACTCCAAACAACAGGTGCAATATCGTTAAATGATATTCACACAGAAGTTGGGGGCACTTCTGGTACAGAGGCCAGCATAAACGACAGTGATATAAGGTCGATCATTGGCAAATCTTCTGGCGTAGCGATGTCGTTTTCAGAGTGGTATGGCGCGGCCTATGCGCCGACTTGGAATACAAGTCAGCTACGGTTTGACGATGCAGAAGGTAATTCTCTTGGGTCGCCAGATTATGTTGAGACATATGGGGGCAACTTTACTCTCAGTTATACTGGCGCGGTTGCAATTATAGCAATTGGCGGCGGTGGCGGTGGCGCGGGGTATGATGATCTAAGCGGCATGAATTCTGATGTGAAAACGTCAGGCGGCGGGGGTGGCGGCGTGGCTATCAAGGGCATTTCAGGTATGTCTGGTATGTCATTTACTGCGTCAGCAGGTTCAGGTGGTACAGATGCAGACGATGTTTCTGGTGCAAACCCTTACCATAACGGAGATGGTGTTGCGGGTGGAAATACCACGGTGTCAGGAAATGGAATATCTTTAACCGCAAATGGCGGCAGTGGTGGACAGGTTGCATCAACAAGTGGCCCTAATGACGATATTTGGAGTTCAGGAAGTGGCAGTGGGGGAACGGCTACTGGTGGCGATAGTAATTACACAGGCGGGACAGGCTCTAACCCACCTGATAACGATTATGCAACATCTGGTGGTGGTGGTGCAGGTGGTGGTAACAGCCCTGTTACTACTGCAACATACCCTTCAGGTGGTACAAGCCCTCTAGAAAGTAGTGTTCTTGGACCTTACGTTGGCAGTGGTGGAACAGCTAGGGCTTCTGGTTATCCTTACTATACGGGTGGGACAGGTGGAACGTATGGCGGTGGCGGTGGCGCAGGAATTGCAAGTGATCAAGGTACTCTAGACGGAAATGGTGGTCACGGTGGAGCGGGAAGAATTATCGTAATGTATTGGACGCCATAGAAAGTAGCTAATGACACTTGTACCCTTAGAAATACCGCCCGGCGTGTTTAGAAACGGCACTGACTTGCAGTCAGCTGGTCGGTGGAGAGATGCAAACCTGGTGCGCTGGATGGGCAGCGCCCTGCAACCGGTCGGCGGCTGGCGTGAGCGAAAGACATCGTTCTGCACAAACCCGGTGCGCGGCATGCACACTTGGGAAGCCAACAACGGCACGGCCTATGTCGCCGGGGGATCATACAACGAGCTAAAGGCGATGACCGGAAACGGGTCATTGTTTGATATCACGCCTTCCGATCTGACAGCTGGCCGGGAAGATGCGGCAGTGGAAACCGGCTATGGCTATGGGTTTTATGGCGATGGCTACTATGGCCAGCCGATCCAGCAAAACGCCAATGCCGTTCCGCAAGAGGCAACTGCTTGGTCGCTGGATAATTTTGGCCAATACCTAGTCGCTTGCAATAAAGAGGATGGCCGATTGCTGGAGTGGCAGCTGGGGTCTTCAGCTGACGCCGCGCCAATCGCAAATGCCCCGGTCGATAATGTGGGGCTGGTCGTAACGGAAGAGCGGTTTATCTTTGCCCTGGGCAGTGGCGGTAACCCCAGAAAGATCAGCTGGTGCGACCGCGAGGCAAATACTGTCTGGGCCGCTGCCGCAACAAACGAAGCTGGTGACATCGAACTGGCCGACACTGGCCAGATCATGCAGGGCATTCGGACGCGCGGCCAGACGCTGATTTTAACCGATACGTCAGCCCATGCGGCGCGATACATCGGCCCCCCGTATGTGTTCAGCTTCCAGCGGGTTGGAACCAGCTGTGGGACAATATCTCGCAAGGCTGCATCTGATGTGGATGAGGGCGTATTTTGGATGGGCCAGAAGGGCTTCTTCCATTTTGACGGCAACCGCGTCCAGGAAATTCGGTGCGATGTTCACGACTATGTCTTTGGTGATTTTAACGCGGCACAGCAATCAAAGGTCTGGTCGTTTGCCAATGGCCAGCACGGTGAGATTTGGTGGTTCTATTGCTCAAGCGGCTCCACTGAAATTGACCGATATGTGGCGTTGGATTACAAAGAAAATCATTGGATTATCGGCAACCTGGAGCGCACCTCTGGCGTCCAGCGGGGCGTATTCCGCTATCCATTTCTAGCTGGCCACAACGCTGACAGCGACATCTACGAACATGAGGTTGGTCTAAACGTAGACAGCGCAAATATCTTTGCGGAGAGCGGCCCGATCAGCATTGGCACTGGCGAGCAAATTGCAAAGGTCACAAGGGTCATCCCGGATGAAAAATCTCAGGGTGATGTCAGCTTGACGTTCAAGACGCGCCTCTACCCGAATGGCAGCGAGACAAGTCACGGCCCATTCACAACGGCCAATCCGACCTCGGTGCGATTTAGTGGCCGACAAATTCGGATGCGCGTTGACGGCTCTGTCCTGTCAGATTTCAGGGTGGGAAATATGCGAATTAACATGGTTCCAGGGGGGCGCAGATAATGCCTTCGCCCATTCTCCCGCCAATTGGCTTTGATCTGTCGCAGTGGGGCATTCAGCTGACCTCGTTTTTGCAGACAAACCTAGCAAAGCTTGGCTTCAAGACGGCCGACGATAACCCCAGCGAGGACGGCGTGATCCTGTGGGATGCAGCAAATAAGTACGTTGTCGTTTCACTGGACGGCGCCTTTCGCCAGGTGGCGACCAAGCAAGCCGTGCCAGCTGCGAATACTGGCGTTGCCGGGGATGTGGACGGCATGGTCAGTTGGGACAATAGCTACATCTATATCTGCACGGGCGCGCACGATGGCTCTACGGCGATCTGGAAGCGGGTTGGGCTGAGTACATGGTGATCGAGCATGACTGAATTGGGGCGCTGTAAGGAATGGATAGAGGCCGCTCTGGCGAAGGGCGAGGGCACACATGACTTCTGGGATATCGTTGACGGGGTGTATTCCGGGCATATGCAGCTTTGGCCTCGCGCCAAAGGGTGTTTGATAACGGAAGTGGTGGTATACCCAAAAAGAAAGATACTTAATGTCTTCCTGGGCGCTGGCGAGCTTGATGAGCTAGCCGACATGCACGAAGAAATTATTAAGTGGGCAAAGGATAGCGGGTGCGATGGCGCATCCATAAACGGCCGGCGCGGCTGGGTACGCGCGTTTAAGCAATACGGCTGGAAAGAAATACAAAGCACAGTAGGATTGGACTTCACATGAGTGGCGGCAAAGGCGGTAAAAAAGAGACAGCCCAGGTTAACCGGATGCCTGGCTATGCAGAGGCGGTCGGGATCGGCAACCTAGAAAAGGCTGACGCAATTTCGGGAATGGGTCCGATCAGAAATTACGGGCCGACCGTGGCGGCATTTAATCCGACACAAATCTCATCCTTTCAAAACACGGCCGATACAGCCAGCGCATTCGGTATGGGCGCGCCCTCAGACATAATGGCTGGGATGCCAGCGCCAACAGATTTTGGCGGCATGTCGGGCTACTCAGCCGCGCCAATCGTTGACGATGCGCTTGCCAAGCTAAAGGCAGAGGCGCCTGGGCAATATGATGCGATGACGGGAATGTACATGGACCCGGTGACGGGTGAGCGCCCAGCTGAGCGGCCCTTCGCGGCAATGAACCCAGGCATTCTGGAAGAATTAATGAACGACTATGCTAGATTGAGGATATCATAATGAGCGGTGCATCAAATCCCGTAAACTCAACAGGTTATGTTGATAGCACCGGTGTTTATCGTGCGCCTGGTGAAAATGGTTTCCAAGGTTTCAACCCAAATCAAAGTGTCGGCCAAACATCAGCTGATACCTACAATGCGGCGGTGAATGCCACCGGCGCGGCGATGAACTTTCAGCCTGGCACAATGGCTGGCGCGGACCTCACGCAATATCAAAATCCCTGGCAGCAACAGGTGATCGATAACAACCTAACGTCGATGAACCGGGCCAACCAAATGGCGCTGAATAATGTCGGTGCGAATGCGTCCAACGCCGGCGCTTATGGCGGCTCACGGCACGGCGTAGCAGAGGCACAAACAAACGCAGATTTCAACAACCAGGCCGCGCAGATGATTGCGCAGCAAAATCAGGCTGGGTTTCAGAACGCGCAGAACATGGCGCAGTATGATATCGGCAATCAGTTTAATCAGCAAAATGCCACCCTGAACGCAGCTAATCAGTTGGGTGGGTTAAGCCAGCAAGGGTTCAACTACGATCAAAAAATCAACCAAAATTTGGCAAATGTCGGCAACCAACAGCAAAATCTTATCCAACAGCTGATGAATGCCGCAAACCAGCAATACGGCGACATCACAGGCTACGGCAACACAATGCTCTCCCTGCCCTTCCAGGCGATGGGGCAACAGCCAATGTCAACATCTGGCACTTCGACTAGCACAGCGCAGCCAGGTATCTTTGATTATCTGACAGCCTTTGCAAGCATGGGTCCAGGGGGGCAATAAATATGGGAATTTTAGGCAATTTGTTTAAAGACCCCGGCACAATGGATCGGATGGCCCTGGCGTTTAATCAGCTGCGCATGGACCCAGACCCAAATTTGGCGGGTGTCATGCAGGGGCGCCAGGCGATGCGGCAACAGCAAGCTGGGCGCGATGCGGCGATGGAGTTTTTCAAGGGCAAGCCCGGCACTGATGGCTATCTCGCTGCCCTGAGCGCTGGTGGTGATGGCTCAAGCTTGATCCAGAATTATATTACCGCGCAAAATGCATCGGCGCGCACTAATTCAGGTAAGGTTGACCGAAACAAGTCGATTGAATTTTTGCGAAAGAAGTGTGGCGAGGGTGACACAGACGCATGTACAATCGCTGACATGATCGAGGCCGGCGGGTCCGCTTCTCAGCTGCTTGGAATTTACTACCAGGGGCAAGTGACTGGCCAAAAGCAACAGCGATCCAAAATTTATCCAGGCGGCTTAGAGATTAAGCACTTTGGTGACGGCACGACTAAGTATTTCAAAAACGGCGTTGAGTTGGTAAACCAAGACGACATCCTGCAAGCGCAAATCGATGCGCAAGATTTTGAGGCACAAGGCAAGGGCAAAAATAAAGGCGCTGAGCTTGAGGCGAAAGAGGTTTCGCAAATGAAAGTTGCCATCCGAGGCGTAAGAGAGCGCATCGAGGCGACCTCACCGCTGGTTGAAGAGTTATTTAATCACCCAGGCATGGAAGACGCGGTTGGCTCCTTGGTAAAGTCGAATATGGAGCCAAATGCATTCCCGCAAGGAAGCCCATCAAGAGACTTTATCACCAAGTACAATCAGCTGGCTGGCAAGATATTCCTGTCAGCATTTGAGGGCTTAAAGGGCGGTGGTCAGATAACGGAGCTTGAGGGTCAAAAGGCACAAGAGGCTGCATCGAGCATCAGCCGGACACTAAGCGCCGACCAGCTGCGCGGGGCGATGCGGCAGTACATGCAAGATTTAGTCTCGCAGCACCAGCGATTGATCATTCAGTACAAAAACGCAAAGGCGCAGAGCGAACCCAAGCCTTTGCCTAATGACATTTTTACTTTCCCGGACCTTGGGGGTGAGGGCTGACATGGAGCAAGTAACCATTGAAGTTTTGCGGGAAAAGTACACCGCAGAAAAATACCAAAACATGTCTGATGCTGAACTGGCGCGCAGATACACTAATGCGACCGGCATTCCCGTCACTGGCGTTGAAAAGGAAATTGAAACGCCAGAGCTAAACGAGCCAGTTGGCTTGGGTGAAGACTTGAGCAAGTCACTAGGCTCAGCTGCCTGGAGCGCCCTGGCCGGCATTATCGGTCTCCCTGGAGCGGTTACTAATACCGCTGAGATGGGGATGGACCGTATCGGCATGGGGAGCCGCGATGAGGATGAGCGCGCGTTTGGCTTTCCCGAAGCGAGTGCCGCTATCAATAAATTTAGAGATAAGCTGCCGCCATATCTGGCTGGCACAGACCCAACATATGAGCCGCAAAGCACGGCCGGTCGTTACCTAAAAACAGCTGGCGAATTAGCAGCTTCTGGCGGCGCTGGTGGGCTGAGAAAGATGGCCCAGCAAGTTATCGCGCCAACCGTTTTGAGCGAGGGCGGCAGTGACGCCTTTGAGGGAACTGTCCTGGAAACTCCGGCGCAGATTGCCGGGCTGATGGCCGGCGGTAAGGCGGTTGATGTTGCGGAAAATATGTTTTCCGGCGGCAAGGTTGACCCTAGCCGGTTACAAGCTGTTAAAAATCTTGAAGATGCCGGGGTCACACCAACGGCCGGCCAGGCCATTGACGGGACCGGCAGCTTATCATTCGCAGAAGAGGCAACGCGCTCCGGCAAAGCAAAACGCCAGGCCGCAGTTGACCAATTTACTGACGCGGCGATCACGACAGCCATCCCGCCCAGCATGCGCGATAGAGTGCAAATCACTCCAGGCATGATGCCGCAAGAAAAAATGGCTGCGCTGCGCACTACGATTACAGACACGATGGACCAGCTGGCGGCGCGTAATTCAGTTCCGATCACGGCAGATTTGTCTGAGGAAATTGCGAAAGTTGCACAGGATTACAAGGGCAAGCTAAGCACCGCAGAAAAATCTCCATACTTTGAAAATCTAGCTAAAGAGATGACCGCCCTTGCCGGCGCTGGACAGTTGAAGGGTTCGGCGTTTCAGAGGATCAGAAGCGATCTCAGTCAGCTAACGACTAAAGACGGCATCACAAAAGTTGCGGCCATCAAGGCGATCAAGGCGCTTGAAGATGCAATGGGTAAGCAAATTACCAAGGGAAGAAACACAGAAGATATCGTTCTGTATAAAGATGTTCGCAAGGGCTACAGCGACCTGATGATTTTGGAAAATGCCGCCAAGAAAAATAAGGATGTTGAGTTTAGCATCACGCCATCCGCGCTGGCAATTGCCGCTCGGAACAAGGATGCGCAGAGCTATGTCTACGGGCGCGATACATTCTCCGATCTATACAGAGCCGGCAACACGATCCTGACGCGCGCAGGAAACCCCAGCGGCACGGCTGGCACTTTAAAGGCAATGGTGCCATATGCGGCGCCTATGGCAGGTGCTGCGCTTGCTAGCATGGCCACGGGCGCCGACAATTTAGCGGCACTGGCAGGGGTGGCTGCGGTGCCCCTGGCGCGCAACAAAGCACTTCAAAGCGATCTAGCGCAGCAATATTTTAAAAGCACGATGCGGCCAGGAGAGCGCGCCCCGCTAGCTAGCGCGCCGGGCATCCTAGTCGGGCTGCAAGAGCTTCAGCAAAGTTATTGAGCTTTAAAGCCGGACTGGATGTTTCGGCCGATATGAACTAGGGCGCCAATCACCTCTAAATCGGCAACCTCAAACATCCCCATGTGGCCAGTCCAATGGGGCGATTTGGCAGACAAAAATACCCGATCGCCCTCCTGGATATCTGGGACGCTGTAGTAACAGGCGTGTCCCTTGGGGAACTTAAAAAGAAAATACCCCTCTACGCGCGGGTCGGTCTGGTGCTTATCGAAAAACAACGTATCGCCGGGGATCATATCGGGTTCGTTTCGGCGTGATGCGCAATTCATCCGCGCCAGGTCTGTCCACCCCAAAGTCGCCGCCGTTTCAGAAATCAATACCTCGCCCAGGTCCAAATCTTCGACCCGGCAGTGCCTATTTGGCAGTTTGTTTTCTGCGTTCCCCAGCGCCTGCTTTATTTTGAATAGGGTTTTGGCCTGGGGCGCGACCTCGTTGTTTTCGACCCGCGACAGGACAGCCGGCGCGATGCCAGCCCTGTCTGCTAGTTCGGCCTGAGTTAGGCCGCGCAATTCTCGTTCTTTCCTTACGTCCATTTTAGTTTCCAGATTGGATAATTGGCTATTTTGTTTGCGCATTAAGTGAAAATTAAATTGGATTAAAGGCATCAAATGCATAGTTTCAAAAATAAGTACAGTAAATACATGTATTTTTTGAAAATATTTCTTGTAAGTCATTGAATTTATTGCGTTTCAGTGTCCTCACTGGTTACACGGAGTAAAACCTAACTATCTGTTTTCATTATATTTTTTCAGATGAAACTATAAAGTTTCAAAATAAGTTTCAAAAACCACCCTTGTAATATGACTTTATATGACCTAATTATACTTTATAAGTTTTACCAAAGGGGAAAGTTATGAAAGCTCGCAAGTTCCAAGGTCACATCCTTCCGCAGTACGTTTATGTGAAGAAGAAAATATATCTGTATTTTGCCAAAGACGGCGCCCTGGTTAAGCTTCCCAGCGACCCATCGTCAGCCGAATTTTTTGCTGCCTACACCGAGTGTCTCAAGGGTGAGGTGACCGGCACATCAAACAGAACCTTCGGCAAGCTTACCCAAGAGTATCTTCAGTCTGATCGATTTAAAAAAGTATCAAAGGACACGGCAAAGGCATACCGCTCAAAGATCAAGTGGCTCTTGGAGCGCTGCGAAAAAGTTCAGGTCAAAAAATTGAAGCGCAGCGATATCATCTCGATGCGGGATGCGCGCAAGGATCAGCCAGCTTCAGCAAACAAAACTTTGATCGTGATGACGGTCATCCTTGAGCATGCGCTTGATCTTGGCTGGATATCTGTGAACCCGGCCAAGGGTGTGCCAAAGCTGGACACAAATTCAGAGATGCGCTTGCCCTGGACAGATGCTGAGATCGAGGGTTTCCATGAGCTTGCAGACCCCCGCTCTTCGTTGGTGCTAGAGCTTTGCATCAACACTGGGCAGCGCCTGGACGATGTTCTGTCAATGAAGTGGTCGGCGGTAAAAACCGATCCGCTGGCTGGCTACGGCATTCCCGTGCGTCAGCAAAAAACAGGCAAGCTTGTATTCATCCCGTTCTCAGATCGTCTGCAAGCGATAATGCAGCGGCTGAATAATCAGATCGACCAGAAGGGTTCCGACTACATCGTCGTGAACTCGCACCACCCCGAAAAAAAGTTAGACAAGAGCGCGGTGCAAGTTCCAATGAAGGCGATCCGCGACAAGCTTAATATCTCAAAAACTCTTCACGATCTGCGCCATACCTGCGCGCATCGCCTGGCTGAAGAAGGGCTGAGCAATGAAGTCATTATGGCGATCACCGGGCATGGAACAGCGGCGATGGTTCAGCACTATTGTGCGGCCGCTGCGCAGCGCCGGCGCGCAGCTGACGCGATCAAAGCCATGAACCAAAAAGAGGCGGCATAATGACGAAACCTGATTTGTACACCTGGGACACTGGCGATAAGGATAAAGGCGCCAGCCCCACTAAGGAAGAAAAGCTGCGCAGGGATTTAGGAAAGGCGCTTGATATGGTCGAGAGGGAATTAGAGATGGACCAGGTTAACGCGCTGGCAAAAAAATATCGCAGCGACACTTAGCGCCAATCAATAACATTACTCATTTCGGGGGCGTCATCTTCAGCGGCGCCCCTGTCTAATAGAAGCTCAATTTTCTGGCCGTCCAGGACAACCTTGTAAACCTTCCGGCCATCCTTTTCCATCAGCCGCACTGCCTCTAATGCCTTTTCGGTCGTTTTTGTTCTCATTGTTTACCGCTCTTTTTTATGACTTCGCTAAGCTTTGGAAGCCGGTATTTTTTTATGTGCCCCGGCCCACTTGGAAGCCGCACCAGGCGCTCTTTCCTCACCAGGTCACCGATTGCCGCCTGAATGCTTCGGTTGCTGATGCCTGTCTCCAGGCTGATGTCGTGGCAGCTGGCAATGCCAAGCTTCTTAACGGCGTAGACAATGTCATCTTGCCGGCCGCGCGCGTTCTCCGAAATATGCCCTTCTGGATCGTCATAATAGACCGACATATTCCTGCGCATCCGGTTGTTCTCGTCTTCTGAAACTTCGCGCAGCTGTTCCGCATAAAGCTTCTCAATCAGCTTCGACCGGGTGCGCTTTAGCCCCTCGATCTGGCTGGTTAAACAAATTATCTCGTCCTTTGTTTCTACCATCATAAAGCTCACACAGGAGACAAGCGTAACCTATGATATCGACCACACTGTCGCGCTTGTACTCGTTAATCAGGCGGCTGAGCTTTAGGTCCATCATCAACAGACAGATTTCCCATGTCTCAACCTCATTGCCAAAGTGCTGGCTCCATCGCTCCGCGATGCGTGTAAAATTTTCTGTCCCGCCATAATCTTTATCGCGGTCACCACAAATCAGGTCCAAGGCTTCCAGCGCCGGTGCAACCCGCGCGGCGTTTTGCTCAAACCGATCTTTCTTGAAATCTGCACTCACTGGTTAAACTCCTCTGGCCTTGCCCGTGGCCGGATCGACTTACTGGGTATGTCGGTGACATCGCACTGCGCCATCGTTTCAACAAAGTATTCTCGGATCGGCTCATAAATCGGCGCGATAGCCTCGGAGCAAGCTTCCCAGCTGGGGTATAAAATTTTACTTTGAAACTCATCTCCGTTGGCGGTGTAGGTCAATATCAGGATCGTATAAAATTTAAGCATTTTCTAGCTCCTCATGGATGATCCCAAGCCCCTCACACGCCTCACAGTCGCGGTCTTCCCCGACCGGCTCCAAGCCCCTGCCAAACGACCGCCAGGTGATGTCCTCGACCACCCCATAGCCCTCGCACTCCTGGCACGGGTAACCCGGCTCAGACGCCAATTGTTCGGTCATAGATTTTCTCCAGCTGTCTCTTTTCATTCACGCGCGCCATGATTTCGCGCACGATCTCTGCGAACCCTTCCAGGTCGCTTTCCCAAATTGTTTCCTTGTGGAAATCGTCATTGCCCATTGCATCGGCCAGAGCGGCCAGAGAGACAGCCACACGCACGGGTTTGCGGTCATATTGGTAGACGACCGCCCAGTGCTTCTTTGCTGTGTCAGCGGCCTTCTGTGCTTGCCTGACCCACGCCGGTTGAGGGCCGTTACCCTTGGCGTAGCGCTTGCACTCCACGATGAAGGGCCAATCTGGGTCACTGCATATGATGTCGCCCAGGTCACTTTGGCGAAATTGCTCGATGTCGCGTTTAAACTTCATGGACATGCCGAAAAGCAGCGTGAAGTCCTGGCATATCTTGCGCTCGAAAGCCTTGCCCTTATTATTACCATTAACCATTGCGCGCCTACCCCTCGCCCTTCATCCAACGAATTTGCTCTTCCAACTCTTGGTTGTTCTTAATCAGTTCAGACAAAGAGGTGTTCAGGCGCCCATTCTCTAGGCGCTGGCGCTTGATTTTCTTGCGCATGTCATTCGTCCGACCAAACATCTCAGTCAGCTGCGCGTTCTTTGTTTCCAGTTCGGCCATGAGGCGCCCTATGGTTTCAGCGTCTGTCATGGGGCTGCATCCAATCGGAAAAAGTAACGGCACCCTTGGTGACATCTTGTATCCGCACGATGGCCGCGCGTGATGGAACGCGGGTGCCGCTCAGCCACCGGCTGACAGTTCCGGGCGCGAAACCCGTCATCTCAACGAAGTCGGTTTGCCGCCGCTTCGACAGGTCCAGATATTCTTGCAGTGTCATTGATATTGCTCGCCTTGCCCTCAATTAACTTTCGTTGATGAAAGTTATCATTTTTTATTTTTTTCCTCATTGGCAAAATTACATATTGACCAATAAACGTCAATAACGTTATGACTTGTATCACAAAAAAACACGGAAAGTTAATTATGACAGGCAAAAACATCATAAAAGATTTGGTTAGCGCGGTATCACTTTTTATCACTTTGTATGTTCTTTTGAGCATTGCAGGGTGAGAAAAATGGAAGTGACCGCAATCGCGGCGCGCATTCAGCGGGTGGGTCACCTGATCCAGAAAACAGTCGCCGAAGAGGTTAAAAATAACCTCCTGCACGACGAATTACTGATGCGCGCATATGAAATTCAACAGCTGGGTTCGATGCTCACAAGCAAGGTGGGGCGCGATAATGAACGGCTTTGAAAAGTTCGGCGTTACCCATCTGAGCGCGTCATCTCTGAACCTGGTAAAGAACGCGCCAGACGTTTGGATGGCCCAGAAATTAGCCAAGAAGCGCTTCTCTGGTAGCCCGGCAATGACCAGGGGAATAGCTATTGAGGACGCGGTAGTTGCCGCTATGGCAACTCCCGCTACGATTGATGAGGCAATAGACATTGGCCATAAGCGCTTCGATAAGCAATATCCAATTGGTGACATAAAAAGCACAAAAGAGCGCGCCATGATTGAGCCGTCAATCCGGCTCAGCGTCGAGGCTCTAGCGCAATACGGCAAGCCAGATTTTGAGGAAAAAGCCGGTAAATTTGGCCAAGAAAAGGTGTCGCTTTCGACACATCTGAACGATGGGTCAGTGCTTGAAATCATCGGCTACTTAGATTTGGTCTACCCGGATCACGGCTTGGTCATCGATCTCAAAACGACCGGGCGCATGCCAAGCGTCATGTCGCCGGAGCATCAATTACAGCGCGCGATCTACTCACACGCAAAGGGCAATCAGGCGGTCAAATTTTTATATGTCACGCCTAAGAAATTTGTATTTTTAGAAGACGGCGATCCTGGAGCAATTTTGGCGCAAGCCAAGGTCCAAATCCAGCGCCTAAATGACTTCCTACTCACAGTCGATAGCGTCGAACACGCGCTGTCAATCGTACCGCACAACCCGGACAGTTTCTACTGGAACGGCGCGGAGCAAACCCGTGCTGAATTATTCGGCACTTAAAACAGGAGCAAGAAAATGCAGACTGACTATGAAGGGCTATTAACCGTCGATAGGTCAAACGAGCTATTGGCAAATAACGCCACAAACAGACCCGTGAAGCCGCACATCGTTAAGCGGTATACCCGGCAAATAAAGAAAGACAGATGGACGGGCACACCGGTCCCAATCATCTACACAAACTCCGGTCGGCTTGTGGATGGCCAGCATCGCTGCTTGGGCGTGATTGCCGCTGATAAGCCAATAACTGTAAAATTCTCAGTTATCCCGGATGATCGATACGAAGAGGTTTATCGCGTTCTGGATATCGGCGCGACACGAACACTCGATGATGCCCTGCGCGAAGATAAAAATGTCATCAAGCCAATTGCCTTTCTACTGCGCGCTGCGCTGACAGTTCACACGCCCGAAACTGATGACGTAGAGCCATTTTTAAATGGTGACTTGGGTGACATTCTAAGGCGCCTCGTTGGCGTTAAGTCAGAAGCGGCGCTGTGGCGCAAAACCACGTTTCGCGCGGCTGTTGCTAGCGCTGTCTTGGCTGAAAAAATTGATGAGGGCAGCGCCATTGACCTGGTGACAACGCTTAGCACCCAGCCAATTAATGAGTGGCCCCCGCTGTTTGCCAAGCTGTACATGCAGCTGACAAATAAAGAGACAAAACTAAATGGCAGCGGTCGCAGCTTAGACAACGATGTTTTCATGCGGTCGTACTACGCGCTGACCAATTTCGAGAGCGG